AGCGCCTCCGGCAGCGTCCGGCCCAAGTCGTAGGTGACCTCGAAGGACCCCTCCTCCCCGGGTTCGGTGGAGAAGTTCTGGCAGACCGGCCAGCATTGGCCGTCGATGCGCACCAGCAGGTAGGTCCCGCCGGTGACGTCCACCCGGTACGCGCTGGCCGGGATCACGTCCTCGCCGACCACCACCTCTTCTACTGCCGTTACCGGCCCGCGCAGCACTACCGCGCACGCCGAGTCTCCGCAACACGCTGACGAACACCCGGAGTTGAACCATCGTCCACTGAAGAGGAACAGACCGCCAGGAACGCCCAGGCCGGACAGTCCGGGCGCCACGGGGAAGGTCTGGTAGAGGATCTCTGCCCGGTTCGCCTGACTCGGCCGGACGGTAACCGGGCATGGCCCGTACTGGCGTCCGGTCGCGGCCCACAGGTAGGTAGATGACAGCCATAGGGCCATGTCCTTGGTCGTCTGGGGGTAGTCGTTCCAGCCGGAACAGACCTCGGTCGGAACCACCACATCCCATGAACACGGAATCGTCATCAGCAATCCCCTCCAGGGAACGACTTTACAGCCCGTGGGGTCCAGAGGTAGCCGCTGGCCACCCCAGGTGTCCAGGGCCACGGAGAGACCGGACATCCCGCGTCACCGTTGGAACCGGAGGCCGACACCGCGAGGTTCAGGCCCAGAGCAGCGGCGCCGTGCGAGGCGTGCTCCCCGGAGGCCGACACCGCGAGGTTCAGGCCGAGCGCGGCGGCGCCCTGAGAGACCCGTTCCCCGGTGGCCGACACCGCGAGGTTCAGGCCAAGCGCCGCCACACCCTGGGAAGCCCGTTCCCCGGTGGCCGATACCGCGAGGTTCAGGGCCAGGGCCGACACACCCTGGGAGCGTGCCTGACCGGTGGCCGATACCGCGAGATCCAGGCCGAGCGCCGCCACACCCTGGGTGAGAGCCTGACCGGTGGCCGATACCGCGAGGCCGAGACCCAGATCTACCGAGCCTTCTGCCGGTCCGGCCCCATCGGGGACGAACACGACATCAACGAAATAACACCCGTCGTTGAAGCTTGACGCCGGGAAGTCAACATTGCCCGATGCGCCACTCGTGAAGCGCCCGGCGTTGGATGGCGTCGACAGGTCGCCGTTCGTCAGCGGCCACGAGAAAGATCCAGTCGCGACGTACCGGTTGGGGGTCCGGATGGTGGCGCAGACCATCGTTCCGGCGAGCACGTGCGCCGGGGAAGTGAGGGCGACCTCGTTCCACGAACCCGGCGTTCCGGGACTGGCGAAAGACGCATCTGCTCCGCCGATCTTGGACTGATCGGAGTTCAGGAACAGGTTCGCCTTGACGGCCTCCCCGCCTGGCTGAGCACCGGTGGGGAAGTACCACCGGATGGCTGTGAAAGTTCCGTCCACGGCCGGGGTGATGTACGTGCCCATCGAATACGAGTCGGACCCGTCGGCAGCGTCCGGCGTAGCAGGGGTCTGGCTGGTGAACAGAGAGGCCATTGTCGGCCCCCGATCAGGTGCTGGAGCCGGTGATGGTCAGCGCCGTGATGTCGTATGCGCCGCTGGCGTTGAACGCCTGGTCACCGGTGAGCGCGTCGAAGCCGTAGAACGTCCCGGCCGTGGAAGCACTGAAGAACAGGGCGTGCGTGGCACCGGCGGCCGGGGTGCCGGTGTAGGAGTACGGGACGCCGGTCGCCGTAATCACGCCCGCTGCCACCGTGCTGGCGAGCTGGCGCCGCTGGGCCGAGGTCTGGTCCCCGGCGGTTGCACCACTGCCGACCCCCACCCAGATGACGGCCTCGTTGCCGTCGTCCAAGATCGCGTTGATTCCTGCGGTGTTGAGCGGCATGGCCGGACCCCTTCTTGACACTTTACAGTCAGACCGGTTGATAGACGAACAGATCATCTATCAACCGGTCTCGAACCCCTAGCTGGAGAGCGACAAGCAACCACAGTGCGCCGCAGGAGGCGCAAGCTGGGTCCAGATCGGCAGGTGATGCGTGTCGGTCGGGATCGCCGTGAACAGCGGAGACGGTGCCTCCGCCACGTCGACCACAACGTCATACGGGCCGACGCCCCACGGGGTGCCCTTGCGCGTCCGGCCGACCACCGTGAAGGTGATCAGGTCGTTGGTGATGGTGATGTCCTCGGACAGCGCACCCTCGACCACCCACGGGAGCAGGTTGTAACCGAAGAACGGGAGCGGGTCACCGGGGAGGCACTCCTCCTCGGCGTTGCCCATCCAGACCTCCAGCGCGAAGTTCGCCGTAGCGAAGTCCGACTCGGTCACCGGGAATCCGATGACGCGGTCCTGGTCGTCCATGTACGGCTGGAGACCCGTGATGATCGTGAAGAGCTCCGGGTCCACCTCCTGGAACTGGATCGACACGTCGTACCAGTTCAGGCTCGGCGCCGAGCGCTGGTTGATGATCGCCCGTCCGTTGGCGTTGCGCTGAAGGAAACGCTCGCCGTCCTCGGTGTTGGGCGTGAGCACGGCCTGAACGTAGCCGTCGCTGACGGCATACGCGCAATCGCCGAACTCGGGGTTGCCACACTCGTCCAGGCGGGTCACGCGGAGCGTTTCCCCCTGAAGCGGGCGGGCACAGACGAGGTTCGTCATGGTGAAGTGACCTCCAGGGGATCGAACTCAGCGCGACCAGCGAAGCAATCGAACGCGACCGAGTAAGCACGCTCGGCCACCATGAGAACCTCATTCGTCGCGTTCTCGAAAGAGCTGTAGACCTGCACCTCGGGCGCACGCCACACGGTGGTCTGGCCGGTGACGATGACCGACCCGGCCGGGTAGGCGCCGAACGCCCAGACGCTCCCCATCGGGGTGACCTTGCGGTTGCCGTCCATCAGCACCAAGCCAGCCTCGAACGCGAACGCCGCGACCTCGACCGGCGCATGGATGTAGGCCGTGTAGCCGTACCCGTGCACCGTGTAGGCGTAGCGCTCCAGGGCGCCGATCACGTCAGTGATCAAGCCCGGGTCGTAGCCGGTGGGGATGTCGGCAGCCTCCCCGTTCAGGTTGAGGATGCCGAGCGCGTTGCCCTCGAAGTCCAGGCCGGTCCAGAACGCGGCTTCCACCGTGGCCTGTTCGCCGGACTCCAGGCGACGACGCACCTGGGCCTCAAGCTCCGGCCGGGTGTAGCCGACCGCTCCGCAGTCCAGCGTGGCCAAAGCGACGAACACGCCGGTGTCGACCTCGTCGTTTCCCGGGTCGAGCGGCTTGACCGGCGCCTCTCCCGGGTCGTAGCAGTTCACGCCGAGCGGGTAGGCGCCGCCACACGTCACGGGGACGTAGCGGACGCCACCACCTTCCCCGTGCTGGGGGAGGTCGAGCGGCCCGGAGGCCGCGTCAAACAGGCCGTACCGGCGCCGGAGAGGTTCCGGTGCGGGGACGGTCAGTCCAGGAATCAGTGCCACGTGCTCACCTCCTCAGGTGGTTTGTTCCAGGTAGGGCCGGTGCCCGGAAGCACCGGCCCTCCGAGGGGGTGGGTTACGGGCAGCAGCCGACGACGCCGGAGACGTCCACCGGCACCTGGTAGAGGCGCGAGTCCGCGCACATCTTCATGACGTTGAAGCCGTCCTCGGCGAACAGCGCCGTGAACTGGTTCTGGGTGAGCAGCGCGTTGTCGTAGACGGTGTCAAGCTGGACCACGTCACGGACCGGCTTGACCCAGGTCCCGGCCGGGTAGGCCAGGAACTTGACCGACGTCGGGAACGCCGTGATGGGAGTCTGAGCACCGGGGCCTCCGGACAGGCCGGAGGCCGCGTCCTGCCAGTCGTAGACGAAGCGCGGAACCGCGTGCCGGGTCGTGAACGCGGCGAGGATCTCGCCGTCCGTGACGTTGATCGCGGCGACTCCGGCCCGGCGGGCGAGCGCCGCACGGATCGGGGCGATCACCCAGGCGGGGAGGACGATCTCGATCGTCGCCGTGCGGCCCATGCGGTTGCGGTACTTCATGTCCTCGATCGCGAGCTCCACGGCCGAGAGCAGCGCGCTGGCCGCATCGTCGCCGGAAGCGTCGGCGGAGATGACGACGGCCGCGCCGGAACCGGCGACGATGCGCGCGATGACCGACTCGTTCACCTTGTGCGCCAGGGCGACCATGGCGCCCTGGCTGAACCGGGTGACCGCCTCCGGGTAGCCCCGGCGCTGGAGCAGCGCGCCGGTGATGCAGATATACGCGACGTCCAGCCGGACCTCGACGAACGGCGGGCAGGGGATCTCGACACAGACCTTCTCGACGCCGTTCTCCACGTCGTACTCCGTCAGGATGACGTCACCGTCGTCGCCGATCGAGTCGAAGATGGAGCCGAAGTTGGGGCCGCCGTTCTCGGGGATGAAGAAACCTCCCCGGGTGGCCTGGATCTCCGGGATGTCCAGGATGCCATCCAGGGTCTCCAGCGAGCACAGGTCGTAGATCGTCTCGGACGGCGCGCACCAGCCGACCGCTGCCGTGAGGGACTTACCGGCCTGGACCTGGGCCGTCATCGCTGCGGTCAGGGAACCACCGACGAGACGGTCCTCGCTCATCGCGTAGTCGATGACCTTGAGCGCGTCCTTGGTGTCGGTGATCCGCAGCTCCTCGGGGAACTCGCGGTTGAACTGGACGTTGTTGTGCCGGACCATCGATCGGCCGCCGATGGCGAACCGGCCATGGCCGAGGTCCCGGACCTCGCCCTTGCGGGTGGCGGTGGAGTAGCTGGCCAACCTGCGCTCGATCAGAGCGCCCGCGTCCGCGAACGAGGCAATGACGTTGCCCGCGCCGGGAGCGTCGCTGGATGCGGTCATGGACGCATAGACCGGCGCATCGGCGGTGACCGGCGCCGGGTCGATGGTGGACCGGGTAGCGACCACGGCCGGGGTGGGTTCCGGGGTGGCGACCGGGGCAGGCTCCGGCACGACGACCGGGGCGGGCTCGGGGGCGGCGACCGGGGCAGGCACGAGACCGGCGGAAAGCTCGGCGCGTGCGGCGACAGCGGCAGCGGCCGACTCGACCCGGCGGGTGTCCTCGGTGTTCACGGAGCCGAAGAGGTCGCGGGTCGCGGTGAGGAGCTCGGCGGAGCTGGTCTCGTCGGACACCACGGTCTGGGCGAACGCCCGTACCTGGGCCAGGAATGCAGCGAACTCTTCCGCGCTGAGCGCGGTCAGGTCAGCCGGAATTTGGAACGGGAACATGTCGGATCCTCACGTGGTAGCCGTGTGGCTGATCGACGTCTGGCCGGTCCGAGGCGCTGACACCAGGATGTCAACCGCCAGCCTAGCAGCCGGGTGGCCACCTCGGCCGGAATGTCCGCCGGATCGTGTGTTGACACTTCCCCGTCATCACTGTAAGGTTTCGCCTATGACTGCCAAATCGCTCCGAGAGCTGGTCCCTGGAAGCACGGTGTGCGTGGTCGGGCGCGGCGAGGCTGTTCCGATCCATAGGCACATGTTCGTGAAGAGGCTGACCAAGACCATGTTCGTGGTCTCGCGCATCGTGGCGGGCAACGAGCGCGAGACCCGCTACTCGTTCACGGACGGCCGAGAGGTCCAGGGCCGGACCGTCGCCGCTGTGAAGTGCCAGGCCCAGAAGAGTTGACACCTCCCCGTCATCACTGTAAGGTTGTCCTCATAAGCAACACCGAGCGGAAGGACCACCACCGGCGATGAGCACCCAGACCCGCGAGCGGAACTACAAGAGGAACCCCCATACCGCGCGCTTCCTGATGGCCTTCCACGCCGGATCCGCTGGCCTCCCGGCCGACGTCGCGCCGGAAGCCGACCTTCTCGATGAGGTCCCGGTGCAGGCTCCGGCCTACCAGCCGAGTGCCGCTCAGGTCGCCCTGATCAGCAAGCTGATCCTGGAGGTCCACGCCCTGGATGCCGAACTGGGCTCCCAGGCTGGCACCTACACGGCGGCCATGGACCGCGAGGGTGCCTGGACCCGGGAGAACACCTTCCGCTGGATCGGCAACCTGATCAAGAAGTCCCGCGAGTTGCGCGCCTCCGCTCCGGCGCCGACCACCGTCGTTCAGGTGGCGGACGGCCGCTACGCGGTGGAGGAGGACGGGGTCCTGAAGTTCTTTAAGGTCAAGAACGGCCGCAAGGCCGGGATGGTCTTCCTGGACATCCAGGCTTCTGACGAGTGGCACGGGGTCCGCAACATGGGCCGCTTGCGCGCCGTGCTGGCCCTGATCGCCGCCGACCCCAAGGGCGCGATGGTCCGGTACGGCCGGGAACTGGGTGAGTGCGGTCGCTGTGGGCGCGTGCTCACCAGTGAGTACCGGAAGGCGGGCATCGGCCCGGTGTGCATCGACAAGTAACACCAGGCGGGGGGACCTACCGAGTAGGTCCCCCCGCACCTATCAGGGGAGAGGAAATGCGAATTCTGGAGGTCCGTCCCGCACGGGTCAAGGCGGCACTGGTGGAGATCGGGGACATGCTCGTGAGCTCCCCGGTCGGCGCCGATGGGCCGCGTCCGTCGCGCTGGCTGGGCAAGGTGAGCGAACACGTGATCGTGGAAGACGAGGCCGTACCCGCTGACTGGCGCATCTGGCGCCTGGAGCTGGTCGGCGATCAGGCACCGACCGAGACGGCGAAGGTTCCGGCCGACGGCTGGGTCTGGGTGCACCTGCCGAGCGCAGATCTGTGAGCGCCCGGACCGTGCACCTGGCCAACCCAGGGAGTTACACAGGTAACGAGACCAATAGGGGGTGGCGGCCGTGACCGCTCTACAGGTCCAGGTCGGATCGACCATCACGAACGGCTCCAGCGCCCTGCGGATCACCGAGAGAGGTACGGCTCAAGGGGGGTGGTACGGCATCACCATCTCTTTTCTCGGCGTAGGGGATGTGAAGCGGCCTCAGTCGCCCGCCTTCGTCCCTGACGACCTTCTCCCCGCGTGGCGCCACGTGCCGTTCGAGTGGACCCCGGTGGTGGGCAGTGGCCTGGAGGAGCGGTACGTCTGGGGCGCCGGGTGCCGGTGGCTTCAGCGCGAGGTCCGCAAGGTCGAGCCGGTGCCGGTGGACTGTCGGGCCGAGCACGTGGCTGTGTTCTTGTCCGCGATGATCCGACCCCTGGAGGACTGACCGGTGAGGCTCCCAGACTGGGCGTACGCGCGCCTGGAGCGGGTCTACCTGGACCAGCGGAGCGCCCATCGCAAGGAGAGCGCGGCCCAGGCGGACCAGGACAACCAAGCGCTCCAGGCCTGGGCCGACCGGATGCGCGACGCCCACGACATGGGCACGTGCGGCGGCGCGGCGGCCGGGTGCCTGTACGTACCGTGCGTCCCGCTGGTGAGACTGTTGACACTTCGCAGTCAAGACGGTAAGGTTGGCTCATGAACAACGGGAACGCACACCAGAGCGCATGGTCCGCTGACTTCCACGCCAACCGATCCAGCAACACCCCGGACCAGTGCCCGGTGGAGGGCGGTTGCGGGGGTGACTGCATGGCAGTCCACCCCCGGGGCATCGTGGTGGACGCGGCGGGCCGGTGGCACGCAGTCCCCCCGATCAACCCGGACGACATGCTCCCGCTGTTCGTGGAGCACTACGCCTGAGGGGACGGAGAAGGCCCCGGACCATCGGTCCGGGGCCTTCTTCCGCGTGTGGGCGCCGGTCCGGTCGGCCTTGCGTCGGGTCTACCCCGCGCGGACACGTTCCCCCGGCCAGGGCCAGGGTACGGCGGCCCGAGGGCCGCTACCCACCCCCTCCGCCTGAATCAAGCGGCTGGCTTGATGACCGTCGCGCCCGGATGCTTGGCAGCAAACGCCAGCGCGGCGGCCTCGCTGGTCTTGGTCACCGTCAGCCCACCCGGCAACTTGACCTTGTAGTTGACCCGCTTGTTCTTGCATGAACAACCGATGGCTACTGCCCTCCGTCTCCCAGCGCGGCGGCCAGGGCCGCTCGCTCTCCGTCCTGCACGATCTTGATCTCGGTGATCAGCCGCCCGCGTGCCGACTGGGCTGCCCGGTCCTCGGCCAGCGCCCGGCGCACGGCGCCCTCGATGTCCACCGTCTTCACGGTAGCGGACATCTCAGCGACCGGCCCGAGCGCTGCCGTCAGAGCGACCTGGCGCCCGGCCCGGCTGAACGTGCCGGGGATGGGGAATCCGGGCTCGGCGTGCGCACGCGGTCCGGGGGAGAGGGCTAGCACTTCGACCAGGCTCAGTCCGTTCGGGGTCTCGCGCCAGTCTCCGGACACCTTGCGCCGGTCCAGCGCCGCGCGCTCGGGCGCGTCGCAGGCCAGCTCGATCACGCCCGCCACCACGATGCCGTGCGCGTCCTCGTAAGCGCGAACGTGGGCGGCTACGGTCTTGGTGTCGTAGGCGGCCATGGCCGGGCCAGCGGCCAGATCAAGACCGGCGTGACGCCCTCCGACGGTGATGCGACCGGCCCACACGGTGTCACCGTCGTGCGTCTCCACCGGGAACCGGTTGAACCAGGCGTACCCGTCGGACTCGTCCTTGGGCGCGGTCACGCACACGTCGGAGTAGCCGACGTGACAGGTTTGCCAGGTCGCGATGTGGCCGTACACGCGTCCGGTTTCCCAGTCGAAGGTGATCGGGGTCGGACCGGTCAGCGAGGGCATGTCGAAGTCGACGGCGAACGGCCGGGTGTTGACCGTCGCCGCACTCGCGATGAGCGCGGCCAGCTCGGTGGTCTCAGCCGCTGCCTCGGTGTCCTCAGTGATGAGTTCCAGCGGGCGACTGGTCTCGGCGAACGCGGGGATCGTCACGAGGGTGGCGGCGCGCACCCGCCCGGCAGTCACCAGGAGCTCGATCTTCGGCTCCTCCCCGTCGTGCGCTTCCATGTGCGCCTCGATGTCCTCCCAGGTGATCGGCTCGTCCGTGCCCTCGATCACCGGGACGCCCTCAAACGAGTCCAGGTCCACGCTGGGACCTAGCGTGCCTGCGCTCATCAGGTGCATGGCCTCGCTGACGTCCTCGGCCAGGCGCGGCATGTCCTCCCGGCTGGCGTCGTCGAACATCTCGCCGGTGGCCCAGACGGCTTCCATCGTGGGGCTGAGGCCCTTGACCGAGGCGGCATCGATGAGACCGGCAGCGACCGCTTCCTTGACGGTGGCGACGGTCGCGGTCTGCACCACGCCAACCGCTACGGCGCCGTCATGGCCACCCTCGCGGGAGCGCACCCACTCGAACGAGAAGGGAACCTCGGCCAGGCTGATGGCGCCGGACTGGAAGCGGCGGCCGTCCCCGGTGCTCAGGCCGATCGGTGCCAGCATCGTGCGGAACTTTGAACCCATGACTGTCCTCCTCGTTCTCAGGTTACCGGTCGGCTTGTGGTTGGGGGCGCGCTCTGGTCGATCGGTACCTCGATACCCTGGGCTTCCAGCGCTCGGATGAGGGCGGCCTGGTAGTTCTTCAGGTCTGTGTGCTGCTGGTTGACCAGGTTGTGTACGACTCCGACCCGGCGCGCCACGATGAGCCCGGTCGTCGCGGTCATCATGAGAGTGGCGACCGTGGCCACGTCAAGCACGTCTTTGAGGGTCATCGGCGTGACCTCATCTGCCGGTCAGTCACATCCACCGATTCGCCCTTTTCGAGTAAAAGAGACGCGCATCGGCAGTTGATCACTTCTTGTGCTGGTCCGAGAGGGTCGCCCGGAAAGCGCAACTCGAAACCACCGACGATGAACGGCTGATCGAGCGGCACCCGCTGGCCGTCCGCATCCCGGTGGTGCGGCCGGGTCCGGCCGTCCTCGGTCGCCAGCCAGAGGTGCTCATACTCGGTGTCCGGGTCCTCGGCGGCGAACGCCAGGAAGGCATCGTGGCGTCCGGCGGACAGTGCGCCGATCGTCTCGGTCCGGGCGATCGTGGTCGCCCGGTTCGGCCAGCGCTCCGATTCGGTCGTTGACAGGACGTCGTCAACTCTGGCAGTCAGCTTCGGAATGCCCTCGCCCAGGTTTACACCGTGGCTGATCTGTCCAGCAGCGAGCCCGTAGACCTCGTCCGGGATACGCACCAGACGGTTGCGCGCCTCAGCGAGGTAGTGCGTGACGAACGGGCGCCGGTCCCAGGCGAACTCCTCACCCAGCAGCCGGACGTACGAACGGCCTACCGCGTCCTTGATCTCGCCCTGCACGATCAGGCCGACCGCATCGCGCCACAGGGGAGCGAGAGCGTGAATAGCGTCGATGTCCGGCGGCGCACTGCCGCGCAGCACCCGGCGCGCCGCTCGCACCATCCAGTCCGACAGTGCCGCCCAGACCGCACGCCGGATCGAGCGCTCCACCTCGGCAGCCTCGATCAGCGCGTTCAGTCGCTGCGGTAGCCACGGGTCGGTGCCCTGCCCGTCCCACGCCGGGCCGGTCACAGTTGCTCGCTCACGTAGTTGTGATCGGTCCAGATGTCCCCGCACATGTGCGGGCCGGACTTCCAGCAGTGCCGGGGGGTCTCCTCCACAGGTCCCCTCAACTTGTGGTTCGCCTGGATCAAGACGTCCTGGACCCTCCTGGGAACTCCGCCCTTCAGCACGCCGGAGTCATACGCGTTATCCAGGCGGGCCTTGATGTCAGGCGGCAGCCTCAGTCCCCGGAAGTCCAGCGGCAGGCCGTTCAGGTACGACGTCAGCAACCGGTGTGCCCACTCCGGAGCCTGGGGGGACCGTGCTGGAGGTCCCCCCACTGGGGTGTTTTCGCTGGTCACCATGACACCTCCAGCGCGAGATAGACGATCGACAGCAGCGCCAGAGCAGTACCGGCCAGGATTGTGGGGAAGCTGAGGGTCACGCTGCCACCAGCCCGTTGCCACGGTTTGCGATGCTCAGCGCTGCGAAGAGCAGGTCGTCGTGGTGCGGCATTCCCCGGGTCAGCAGCTCATTGACGTATCCGGAGAGCAACCGGTGCAGGTCACCCGGATCCACCCCCAGGTCTGACGCCACCAGGGCGACATGGGTCCACGCCCCGTCAGTGACCTGGGCCGCCTTGTCCGGCGTCACCCGGCCCACTTTGGCATGCAGCTCATGACGGGGCACGTCGTGCCACCGGCCGCGCCGCTCCGCCGGGGTGGCCAGGCGCCCTCCGGCCAGCTCCAGGGCGCGCAGGACCAGCAACTTGGCTGCCGAGTTGAAGACCCGCTCGGGTGTGAGCGGCGCGGCGGCCAGGGCCATGATCCGGTTGTCGAGCGCCGCCGTGATGGCACGCGCCGACCCAGCATCGTCCGGCGCATCCCCGTTGTTGGGGGGACCGTTCGACGGTCCCCCCGGATCCTGGCCGTCGGTGTTCTGGTCGGCAGTCGCCGGAAGACCCACGGAACGCACCTGAGGCAGCCCCAGAGCCGTTTGCACGGCCGGGTCCAGGATCAGGTCAGGCTGGGCCGTCACGAGCTTCAGGAGGATCTGAGCGGCCCGTTCCT